GGCATCAATACGAGCACGAAGCTCAGCATCCAAAGCCTTCTGGCTGTTATAGCCCTTCTCACAAATACCACGTCCCCAGAAGCGTCCGGGAACCACATCCCAAGGGAAGGCAATCAGAGGCCTGTCTTGCATCATGTAGGGGTTTTCTTCTACCTTGAGGAGAATACCACCATTAGCAATGATGACAATGGCTTCTACATATTCACTTTCTTCTTCTTCCTTGTCTTTCTTTTCGCTTTCCTCTTTAGGAGGAGGCAAGTTCATAGCATCGTTGAACTCTTTACGAGGAACAAGGCCATAATACTTAGTGAGACGAACCTTATCATCTTGATAGATAATCAAGTCTTGGTCAGGCTCAAGGTCTTGGTCAGGAGCAGCTTCTGTAATATCTACATCACGATAGATGCCTTTCTCAATGAGCATCTCAACCTGATGGCGAGGAACAAACTCATCAATGGCTACACCCAAGGCTTCCTCAATAGAGGAGGCAACAGGGTCAATCAGGAAGTTCTGTGGCAGAATGGGGCGTACCTTGACCACTGTACGTGTTTTGATATTCACACCTACAGCTTGCATGGCTCCATCAAGGATTGGCTGTGTAGCTGGTGTGAAATCTTGAACCTCATCAAGGACAAGCTCAGCCATACCTGTTCCAAACACAGCAGCGTTTAACAAACACTCAGCTACGGCCTTACGTGTCTTGGTGTATTTAAACTCTTCATCCAAGGCATTACGTGTAAACTCAATGTCTTGACGTTCTGAGTCACGCATGTCATCATGGATGTCAAACCATTTACCACGTCCAAAGGTGGCCTCTTCAACCTCAGCAACGCTGCTCTCTACAGCTTGCTGCAAGGCAGGGCTAATAAGCTTGCTACGCTCGCTCTCACGTGTCTTATCAGCAGCATCCCACTGACCACGCCACAAGCGGTAATACTCATCAAACTTCTCTTGATGGTTACCAATGTAATGGTCACGCCATCTGTCAGCTTTTTCAATAACCCAACCAGCTAAGTCACTACCTTTGTAGGTTTCTTCAGAATCAAATTTCATATATTTCCTTAGTATCCGCTTACAGCGTCCATTGGTTCAAAGGGTTCTTCTTCGTATTCTGTTACATAGCTCTGTTTGCTTAGTTGTTCTATGTAGCTCAGAGCGTCAATCAAGTCATCATGCACAAGAGTGTTAGGGAACTGAAAGAGTTGGTCAAGAAACTGTATGTTCCATTCTCCTTTGTTGAGCACAACCTGTCCATGCTCAAAGCGTCCCTGCAATGCCCAGACAATCCTGTCTGTCTTCTTCTTGTTTCCATGCGTGAGTTCTTCAACCCTAAAGAATGTCTGTGTTCTTCTCATAATGTCTGACAGGTAGGGCATCACTGCTTGCTTAGCAATACCCTTCTCAATTCCTATGGACACTGGCTCATACTTCTTAACAGCAGCAAATATCTTCTTGGCTGTTTCTTCAACTGTCCATCGTCCAAAGACAATATCCTTAACATACCAGCCCTTGTCGTTAGTCTTAACAATGGCTATGGCACTGTCATCAAGCCTCTTGCTCTTGCTGCCCTTGCTCTCGTCTGCAAAGCCAGCTAAGTCAATGGCAATGAAGTAGTCACCATCAGGTTCTTCTTCATCAAACTTAACCCATTCCTCTTTGAAGAGTTCTCCACCCTGTGCTTCAAAGGAGGCCATAAACTCTTGCCTGAAAGCAAAGCTGCTCATGTTCTTTTTAGCAGCCTCAATCTCATCTGGATCAATCAAAGGATTGTCATAGCTGGTGAAGTGCCAGCTTTTAAATGTATCATCATCTCCAGCCATACCATATTGGTAAAGCTCATAGAAATGGTTTCTGCCCATTGGCGTTCCAATGAACAAGGCATGACCCTTCTGGTCAGCCAAAGCAGGGCGTAAGATTTGTTCCCACACCTCTGGCTTCATGTCTGCATATTCATCCATCACCAGAAACTTCAAGGATACCCCTCGCATTGTTTCTGGCCTGTCAGCACCCTTAAGGCTGATGGTAGCTCCATTGATGAGCTTCACCTGTAAGTTATTAACATGGCTACTGGCTATGACAGCATGTCCCACCTCAAGGAGGGTTTGCCACATAATGTCCCTTGCCTGTCCCTGTGTAGGGGCAACATAGAACACATGGCCTTTCTCTGCCTGTAGCGCATTGAACAGCAATAAGTAGGCAGCTAAGCGGCTCTTACCTGTTCTTCGTCCAGCAGCTACAACCTTGAAACGACACTTATCGCTCCACACAGTTTGCTGCCACGGAAGGAGCTTAATGTCTAGACTAGTCAAACTGCAAACACATCGTTAGTAGGCATCAAAGGATTGTCCAAACCTTCATAAATATCTGCTTCACTAATCTGTTGTGGGGTAATGCGGTTACGGATGTATTCTTTCAGCTTCTGGTTATCTGGATGCTCAACACTGTACATTCCTTTTTGAATGCGTTGGTAGTATTCTTTAGCTTTTGGCCCACCACCATTCCACACTTGCTCAAAGGGACGCTTAAGTCTTTTAGCTGTATCATACTTCTCTTTAATGGCAGCAGCAAAGCCAGAGGAATACTCATCATGCCCAAGTCTGGTTAAGTCTTTAACAACCCCTTGGAGCTTCTTGTTATTAACATCCCATTCATTATACCCAAAGTTACTACGTCCTTCTTCCAGAGCCAACCGTGTAAGCTGCTCTGCTGAAAGCTTAGGAAACTTGGGGTCAAGAGCCTGAGCACTTCTATAAGCGTCTAACAAATTCCCCATTGTCTCCATGTCGTAGGGCTTAGTAAGAGTTTCCATCTTACCAGTTTTTAAGTCTGGCCTACGTCCAAAGATGACATCCTCAGCAGGAACTTCTTTGTACCTTGGCTGTCCCCACCAAGAGGTTACAGGGTTTCCCTTGAACATCTTTGGGTTGCTTCTCTGAGCAGCTTGCATATCAGCAAGCCAATCTTGTGTATACTTATGTGGAGGAAGGTAGCCACCCTCAACTTGGTATGTCTTTGGCATGTTATTCCTTGTATGCGATGTCTTCAGCTTCGTCTGCCGCTGAGATGATAGTTTGTTCACCACCAACGCCAGTGATAGTAATAGACACAGCAGCCCTACCACCACCATTCTTGTCCTTCTCGAAGTGACTAAGAGGTAACAATCTATCCATGATGAGCTTCCATGCAGCCGCTTGATTTTTGTGGTTGTCATCCAAAGCAGCTCCATATATAGCCTCAACAACCTTCTGGCTTCTGGGACTGTTTAACATCCTAGAGCGATATTCGTTTATGATTGCCTGTTCACCCTTGGGTCTTCCAACAGCATTCCTTTTGCCCGGGGTCTTGGCAACTAGGTCTGTCTTCTTAGGCCGTCCTCTTTTTTTAACAGAAACATCTGTATTCATAAGTCCTTCTGTGCGGCTTCTATGCCTCTCTGTGCAGCTTCTATGTCCATCTGTGCAGCTTCTAAGTAACTACATAGTTACTTCTATGCCTAGGCTTATTTGTTTATAATTAATTAAGCTTCCTTAATTGCTTATATGTATTTATTATACCACACATCTTGTTAAATGTCAAGCTCTTTGTGTGGCTTTAATGCTACACATTGTACGATTAGACTGGGCACTCTAATTTCCTTTACTGACCAATGGGGTTTTATTACTTTTAGTCATATAGATCAAGGCTTTAATGCCCTTTCACTATGCAATAATAACCCCCTATTTTAGCCCTTTTTTGTATGCAACGGGGTTCCGCATATATTGGCACAAGTTGTCCCCTCCCCCGGTAGTACTTTTGTGTTACAAAAGAGCCTTTTATGCAGGGGGTATGTAAACTTTAGAGGTATGAGTACTTATGTGGCAGCCACTGAAGCCACCTGAAACCCAAAGTACTACAAGGCCAGGAACAACAACCAAGAAGTAATACCTAAGAGTTACAGGGAAAGTCCCTAGTATAGTACCTATGGGTTACAAATGCCACACCATGCCCCATTATGGTGCAAAGCTCGCACATGAAGCACCAACATAGTGCACAGCATGTCATAATGCACTAACATGGTGCACAAATACTGTAAGCCATAAGTATACCTTTACATAAAGTTAATACGTAAGCATTACAACTGTCTCATGTCTGCAAACAAAGGTATTAACGACATGACTACTTAAGTATACACGGCATAGAACGTGCATAGTATATAGGGTCAGGGGAGAATCGGTAACTAACGAGTAACCCCTGATTCTAGTAGGGTATTAATAGCACGTTGACACTTGCCACTGATACTCTGCTAGAATGAAGACATGTTGCAGAGAATGGTTCTCGGTAACTAGCAAGTAACCAACTAAGGAAACGACATGAGCAAAGCAAAAAAGACAGAAGGGGCTTCACCAGAAGCATTAGGTGCGGCATTCGCATGTGAACAAGCCAACGTCAACGGTAAGCTTCTTAAGACCCTTAAAGAAACTATAGGGGTCTTCACAGTAGAAAATAAGGCAGAGTACGAAGCGATGATTGAGGGCTACGGTACTCAAGCAAAAGCCCTCTACAATGCGAACACAGCAAAGGTTAGAAAATCAGAATTCAAGAAGATATGCGACCATGCGAGTACTGAAGAAAATCGGAAAACCCTCTTCAATATTATTGATAATTATGAATCGGTTCAAAGCTTAGTGAAAGATTTAAGGGGCTTAGAATCAGGCAGTAAGGTTATCGATGAAGAGGGTAACGTAAGCAAAGCCCCTAAAGAAGAGGGCGAAGGCGAAGAGGGTATCGAAGAGGTTACATTCAGCGATGAAGACAAAATGCTGAATAACTTAGAGATAATTCAGCAACTATGCTATGACAAGGGTTATAAAATGGCTAGTGAATTAATTCTTCAGGCAATGGCTAAAATCAACGAGAAGGTATAATGAGAGCAGAATCGGAGGGGTTGACAGCCCCTTCGATGCCTGTACAATGGATAGCAGAGCACAAAGAAAAGCTTCGATGCTTTTCCCTGCGCTTTGCAGGTAACTGGCAAGTAACTTTTTAAGGGAGTTTTTATGTTTGATTCGATTAAGGCTTTTTTTGTAGCGAAGCAGTTTGTTGCTAATCATGGCAATAGATTTTTGACGGTTTATGACATGAAGGGGCATCGCCACAATGGGCAGATTGTCAGTCGTGGGTTTTTCAAAGTGTCAGTTAAGTTGGCGCATGGTGGCAAGATTGTCAAAGTTTCACCCAGTGCTGTTATGCGTGTACATCGTGACAAGAAGCGTTTGTCAGTACAAAAGCAAGCAATTGCAATTTGACAGGGAATTACATAAGCCCATCAATGGTGGGTTTATGTGGCAATCCTGCCAGCAAGGAGCATCAAATGACAGATAGACAATTCACAGTTACATGCACCGTTTTATTGGTGCTGGTTTGGACAATGTTATTTTTGGAGGCATACTATGCTTAGTCGCACATCAAAGCTTGGCTGTTATAGCTGGAGCTTGCAAGCCCTTGAGACTTGTCAAGGCTCTATTGGCAAAGACGGCAAGCTTGTCGAGGTTTGTCAAGGTTGTTATGCCACACAGGGGTTTTATCACATGCCTGATGCTATTTCGTTGCGTAAAAACAACAAAGATGACTGGCAGACAGACGATTGGGTGGCTCGCATGGTCAAGGCTTTGTCAAAGCAGAAGAAGTTTCGATGGTTTGACAGCGGAGATATTTATTCTGTTGATTTGGCATGGAAAATCCATGAAGTTTGTAGGCTTACCCCGCATGTCAAGCACTGGCTGCCCACACGTATGCACAAGTTTGACAAATATGCCCATGTCTTAGGGGCTTTGGACAGCTTGCCTAATGTTGTTGTGCGTCTCAGTGCTGACAATGTAGAAGAGCAGATAGCAGGGACAACCACATCGATGGTTATCAAAACCCATGAGCATAGACGTGCTGTGCACGTATGCCCTAGTAGTTTGCAAGCTGGCAAGTGTGATACATGCACTGCCTGTTGGAATAAGGGTGTGAAGGTTGTTGCATATGTGGCACATTCACGTAAGATGGCTAAGGTTTTTCAAATCAAGGAGATTGCAAATGTATAAGATTGTTGGAACAAAGGGAGTCATTGACTTCATTGGCTTTAAAGACACAGAAGAAGAGGCCAATGCGCTTGCTCTTCAGTGGCAAGCGATGGGTTTGTCTTGTGTAGTTACTAAGGAGTTACCATGAGTCAGTTTGCAGAAACAAATAAGCTTAAGAAGGGGACACGTATTGTCCTGCGTAATGGCTGGCAAGCTGTGCTTGAAGACAACAAGCGTGGCAGCATACGCATGGCTACAGTGGAGGGGTTTTATACAGAGATGGGTAGCATCTATGCCACTGACATTGTTGGCTATAAAGAAGGTGACTTCTGGGTTAAGCTTCCCTACATTGGGGAGAACTTCCTAGAGATTTTGATGAAGAGGGCAGCATGATAACAGTAGACCAGTTGTACGCATGGATGGGTTCTGATACCTTGAAGGTACATGATTTGACTGAGTTGTTGCTTGAGGTAATCAATGGGCATTACCCAGTACAGGTGTTACGTCAAGACATATCCGATTACATAACACAGGAGGTAGAATGAAGGTGTTTGTATATTTCAATTTGCACAAGCGTGTCTTCTCTGTGAAGGCATTGGAAGGCAAAGACAAGGGCAGGGTTATAGGGCACAGAACATCGTTAGCCATAGACAGCCCTGTCTTCAAGGTTTCAGAGGCTGGAAGGCAGCGTGTGGTGCGTGAGAGACGTAAGAACGTACATGCAGGGGTTGTTGGTTTCTTAACAGCCCCTTATGATTGGACTAAGGAAGAGGTGTCATGGGTTTCTGTGTTGTACAATCCATACGTGTTCTCTTCGTTTGTAACACCGCTTGGTAAGCCTGTGCATAAGGCTAGGTTTGCTAGAATGAACATTCATAATGGCATTCCATTTGTGGAGGCTGGCAATGCGGAACAATGTTGATGGCATTGGTATATTCTTTGTGTATGTAATTGGGTTTGTAATTGGTTTACTTGTGATTAAATTCTTTAAACAAAAGG